CGTCTCTGCACGCTGCTGATTCACCTTGACACGGGCATCAAGTTCGTCCGCTTTGCTGCCGCCGTTGGCCTTTTCCAAATCTCTGGCGGCGGTGAAGTGCTTGACGGCCTCTTCGTGGAGTTCCTTGGCCTGCTGCCAGCGCCCGTTATGGAAACGGTACACGCCCATGCGCTCGGCCTTTTCACCTGCGTTGACGTGTTCGGCTACCCCCTTGGAGTATTGGTTGCCGTGGAAGATGTGACCGAGTAGGTCGCCCTTTGTGAGCGGATACAACAACCCGTCGGTGGTGAAATCAGTCATGCCACAAGGCTAACCGACGTTTTCTAGATGCCTCTTGACTTCCGTTTCGGCTTGTACTTTCTTGAAGAACCGTGGAAGGCTCCATCCGCAGTTGCACCACGCTTCGTACAGTGTGGTGTTCAGCATTGAAGAACGGTATTACTCGACCTGAGCGTCGTGGTCTTTAGGCGCTTCTGGTGCGGCCTTCTTCTTGGCTGCCACTAGATGCTTCGCTTGAACAGTGTCCAGCGACGTACTTGATTTCCGTTTGGACTGCGTTCCAAAATCCACTGGTCGTGGCACGAGCGGCTGTACTTGCCCTCGGATTTCACTGCGTAGTCCGTGCACTCCCAAATGGTTCCGACGGGGAAGGAATCAACGTCGGGTTTCTTGCAGTCGTGGGGCATGTAAATCACCATGCCGTGCTTCTTGCCGTCGTCCGTTGGTTCGCCTTGGCTTTCCAGTTGGCGCTGTACGGCAGCAATCTGGCGAGGTGAAGGCTGACCTGCTTGGGTGAGTAGCGACTGGCGCACGGGGCTGCGCTTGCTCCACTCAACTGTCCACGGCAGGTTCTTGTTCTTTTCGTTCCACGATTCGATGTGCTTCTGTCGCTCGGTAGGTGGAATAAGTGGCTCAGTCATGTGTCACTCTTTCGGTAATGCGCTTCGTTCGGTAACGATAGCGTAGCACGGTGTAGTGGCTAGGCAACGCCCATCAGTTGCTGCAAGTTGGTTGGTGAAACCATGTACACGTCGGGCACGTCGAAGTACACGCCAGCAAAGCGCATGGCTTCGTGCGCCAAAGCGGAGCAAATCCACGTTCCTGCACGGCGGCACTCAATGAACCAAACTGGTGAAATGATGTCCACTCCAATGCAGATGTCGGACAACAGGCCATACTTCTTTCCAATCTGCTTCTCGGCAAACCACGCCGCCTTCTCAGCGTCTCCACCAAGCGAGGTGATGTCGTACATCGAGATGAGTTCGGACGAGGCGATAAGGCTGGCAAGGGTTGATTTAGCCACGCCCTTCATGGTCGCTTGCACAATCCACACGTCGTCGTAGGTTGCGCCTTCGGTCACGACGGTAAAGCAGTGGTTGTAGGTGCCGTCCTTCCAACGCAACTTTTCACCAAAGCGGATAAGTGCGCCCATGGTGCCGTCGGTCTTGGCAAAGCCAGTCATGCCTCGCTTGATTTCACCAGCGGGCAGGTTCGTGATGCAGGGGGCGGCGTTTTTTGACATGGCTCTAACGTACTACGCTTCCCACGAATGCTTGGTTAGCCCTAGTTCGTGCGCCCTCTTGGGGTTGTCCTCAATCCACGAGTTGTGGTGATTGCAGACGAGGATGATGCCGCCCATGTCGAGCAGGTTCGCATCGCTCTGCCCTGAACGTGCTCGGCTGAGGATTTCGTGCCCGTTTATTTCACCAAAGCACGGGGTGCCGATGATGTCCTTGACGGTGCACTTCCACGTTTCACGCTTGCCGAAGTGGGCGAGCATGGCTTCCTTGCGCTGAACGTTGACCGCTCGGCGCTTGTCGCTCATTGGCTTCAGGGACGAACGCTTCAGTGCGCTGGGCTTACGCTCCAACGGCTTGCGAGCCAGTTGCTTCTGCTTCTTTTCACCATCACGGCATTCCTTGCAACGTGGCAGGAACTTGCCAGAACCGTCTCGACGTGCGATGAACTCGTCCGTGGATTTCACCTCACGGCACGAGCCGCACTTCTTGACTTCACTCACTTGCGTGGTAATGCGAGCGCCTTGTTGACGACGTTGAACTGAGCGTCCACGGTTGCGAGGTCTGCATCGAACGAGGTGATGGAGCCGCCACCTGCGTACACTGCGGTGCCGTCAGATGCCAACTGCTGAAGGTCGGCAGAGAGGGTCTTGATTTCGGCGTTGAGCGTCGGGCTGAGCGAGTTGGTCAATGCGGTCAGGGCGAGTGCGTCGTTGTCAATGTTGGTGAAGTCCTGCGCCGTGGCGGTATTGGAACTCAACGAACCTGCGATGACGCTGTAGTCGCTCTTGGCGGTTGCGTACACGGGCTTGAACGCCTTGTTCCAACGCTTCCAGTTTTCAGCAACCACGACGACGTGGACGGTCTTGACTTTGTTCTTGACGCTCGTCTCGTGAACGGCTACGACGGCGGTGGTGATAATCGCCACGACCACGAGTGCCGTGATAACCCACTGCCACCAGAACAGGCTCTTGAAGAACTGCTTGATTGCGCCCGTGGTGTCGTCGGCTTGGAGCGTAACGGTGGGGGTCTGGTCAACCATCAATGTAATCACTTTCGTCTGGTGATGCGAGTGCTTGCGTCTCAGACTTTACCACGGTTAGTGACGGGACGCTAACTGTGCCTGCGCCCAGTTGAAAACCGACGCTGGTGATTGTCTCTTTGTCGTACTTGTCCTTCAGTTCGTTGTACGCCTTCAGGAAGTGCGAACGCTCCACGCCGATGGTGTCGCTAAAGCACAGCGACGAGAACCCAACGGATTTCACTGCCCCCTCGATGAGGGGATGCGACCAACGGTTTCCATTTCGGTAGAACTCACGCCCGTGTTGGTCGAGGCCGTCGTTCACCTCACGCCATGCCTCGAATGCGGTGGGGGCGAGGCTGCCGCTGACCTCTGCGCACTTTCTGCGGATGCCAGCGATGGTCGGGAACTTTTCCTCGGTCAACGCCCAGTCTTGGGCCGCACGGATGGCGATTCCACCATCAACGTCGGCTAGGAGCATGCTCCACATCTCGATGGTGCCGTCGTTGGCCTTCCATGCTGGAAAGGCGCAGGCGAGGACGTAGCAGACGGTGGCGGTTTCTTGCTGGTTCATTACAGGTGCCTCTTCATGAAGTTCTCGATGGCGGTGAGTGCGTTCCCAGCCTTGTTGGGTGCTGGGGCTACAGTCTCGCTGATTCCAGCGCCCGTGTCAAGGAAATCTTGGTAGCGGAGAGACGAGCCGAAGAACGTTGCGCCGTGGAGTGTGTACATCTCTGGTTCACCACGACGACTGGCGGCGTAGTTCTCGGTGGCCTGCATCAAGCGCACCACGGTTTCACCAGCACGGATGCGAGCAACGAAGTTTTCCTGTGCCTTGCCTTTGTTGATTTTGCGTGGGTAGAGCCGCCAGACTTCCTCGAACTCTGCCGAGTACGGCTTCTCCTTCTTTGCCCGTTCGGATTTCACTGGCTCGGAAATGTGTCCGTCGCCCGATTTTTCGGGTGACGCAAAAGAACTATCTTCAGTACTTACTTCATTCAGTACTTGCTTTGATTCAGTACTTACTAAGTGGGGCACTTCACCGTTGACGGTGGAACCGTGCACGGTTGAGCCGTTGACGGTAAACCCGTCCACGGTTTCATCAGGGATTATGCGGATTTCACTGCCTATGGCGACCTCGTGCACCACTCGTTCGACGTGCGAGAACTGCCCTTTTTCGTCGTTGATGCGCTGTCCGTTGTTGGTGATGTAGCCGAGGGCTTCCAACTCGCTGAGGATGGAGAGGACTTTCTCCTTCTTGGCCTTGGGCGATTCCTTCACGAGGTGATTCACCATGATGACCCAGTTGTCGGGCTTCGAGATGAGGTAGGCCAGCATGCCCTTGGCTTCCCACGAAAGCCGAGCGTCGTTGAGGGTGACGTTGGGCATGATGGTGAAAGACTGGCGAGTGACGGACGGACTGCGACGTATCACGGCGATACTCCTTTTGCTACGGGGTGGTGATGATACACGACCAGTGTCCAGTGCTGGTGCACGGTTTAGGGAGAAACTGTATGCGTTTTTCCCCCGACCACAAGATGTGGTGGAGTGCGGCGGCGGCCCCCTACATGTTGTGGTTGCCGAGCATGTGAAGTTTCTCACAAGGTGGTGAACCGCTGAGCGGCCCTAGAACGCCAAAATCCCCTGCACCTATGTCATCACGGGTGCAGGGGATTCAGATGGCACACAGGGGCGTTTAGACCCCTCTGGCGGTCAACTACTCAGGAACTACGTCCTCGGTTGGCTCTTCCTCTTCGAGGGTTGAGCACGAGGCGACCAACTCTTGGGCTTCCGACAGGCGAGCCTGCGTCAGGCTGTTCACCTTGGGCAAGCCAGCCTCGCCCCACGCCTTGGCGAGCGAACGGCGCTGGGCTGGGGTCAGGGTGCGAATGCGTCCGTCGAGAACGTCACGCTCCGTGTCGGTGATGATGGGGTCACCCGACTTCAACCAAGTGTTGAAAATCTGAGCCGCTTCGGTTCCCTTGTTCGGGGCGAACACCTTGTCTGCGAGAGCCTCGCAACGTGTCTTGCCGATGATGGTGCGGTGGTCAACGTCCATGTCCACGACGAGGGTGAACTCGTACTCGATGCCGTCACGCTGAATGGGAGCCATGCCGACCTTGCGTGGAGCGGTGCGACCATTGTCGCCCTTCTCCAACGTGTACTCCGTCTTGGAGCGCATCGTGCTGATGATGTGACCGTTGAAGTTGAGCAACGTGTCAACCATGCGCTGCTGAATCGGCGTGCCAGTTTTCCATCCAGCGAATCCGTTGCCGCCAGCCTTCGAGCCAGCCAAGTCCACAATCTCCAGCAGGCCACCTGCACCGTTGTAGAAGTGAGTGAGGCTGTCAATCACGACGACTGCGTAGCCTTCGGCTTCGGCTGCCTTCAGCACTTCGACCAAGCGGTCAGGGTGGTAGGGGGCAGACATTGACAACGTGTCGAAGTCGAATCGGTCTGCGTACAACTTGGCGCTGTCACGCTCCGTGTCAATCACGGCAATCTTCCCACCGTCGGCAAGTTCCGTTGCCCACGCAAGTGCGCTGAACGTCTTACCCGAACCCGATGGGCCTGTCACTGCAATACGAGCCTTGGCCTCAGCCTTAGTCGCCTTTGTAAATAATGAACTCACTGGTTCACCTTTCTCTCTCTATTACTACACAACACAACACAAGGCCCCTATCTTATACGACGGACTACACCCATGTCCAGTCATCACCACAAAAAAGTTTCTGAAGTTATTGACTTGCGTTTGTCACTCCCATGCTGTACCATAGTTTAGTACCGATTTACCAACTGATTAGAAAGTGAGCAGACATGACTGATACCCAGAGCGGTTACCAGTTCGGTGTACTCAACGCCTTCGCTGGCGTGGGCACTCCACAAATGTACGGCATCAACGGCGACAACGGCATTGCGGTAGTTGTCGAACTTGGTGATGCCAAGGCAAGCATCTTGGGCTTCACGTCCGAGCAGGCAGTCGTCGAGGCCATCGCCATCGCACAACGTTCATGCTCGATTGGTGAACTCGTCGAGGACGGTGCGGAGTTTGACCTCGCAGTCGCAATCCTCTCGTTGTTCGCCAGCAAGTCCTACGTCCTTCAGGACGAGCCTCAGGACGATGGTGCTGATGCCATCGCTGAGCAGAACTACCTCGACGCTGACATCGAGGCGTGGCAGTTTGAGAAGGCAGGGGTGTCGTTCTAATGGGTCTGTCAATCTACAACACCATCACCGACCAGTGCGTCTGGTCGTCGTCCTACAGTGGCTTCGGCAACTGGCGTGACGAGATTGCCAAGGCCGCCGACGTAGGCGACTGGCGCACGACTGGCAACCCGACTGCCGATGAGGTGATGGGTTTCTGGGCGAACGCTCCCAAAGACCCACTGTCGTTCGTGTTGCAGCACAGTGACTGCGACGGTTACATCATGCCCGACGATGCTGGGCGACTGGAGCGCCGCTTGCGTGGTTTGCTCGATGACCTTGCCGAGAGCGAGTGGTTGGACGCTACCAAGGACTTCATCAAGGCGCTCGACGAGGCGTGCAACACCAAGGCAATCTTGGTGTTCAAGTAAACTTGAATAAAAGACTTGACTTGTGTCACACCCATGTGGCACAATAGTTAGGTAGAGATTTATCCAACTGATAGGAGAATGAAATGGCGTTTGACCGTAGCGGACACGGATTTAGTTTTGAGAAGCACCGTGAGTTGGAGTACGAACTCCGCCACGAGGACGAGCAGGCGGACTTCGAGTTTGGTCACCGTGCCAGCGCCAAGTCCATTGCTTACGCCAAGTCGCTCATCGAGCGTGCCAAGAAGTTCCCACAGTTGAAGGAGAAGGCTGAGCGCCACGAGGCTTCCCTCGCCAAGGACGGTGGCAGGAGCCGTCACAGCGTTCCCTACAACATCGCTACCGTCTCCTACGCCATCGCTGACCTGAAGGAAAGTTTGGACGCACTGTTCAAGTCCTTTGCTGAAGCGAAGGCGAGCCGTGAGGCAGAGCCGAAGGTGACCGCATCGGTTGCCAACGTCGAGCCTGCCAGCGCCAAGCAGATTGGTTTCATGTCCTCGTTGCTGAAGCGCAAGGACGTGCCAGCCGACCTGCTCGCTCAGGTCGAAGGTGCCAAGGCGGACAAGCGCAAGGCATCGAAGGTGATTGACGCACTGACCAAGTGCGCCGACAAGGTGGCAGTAAGCGCCTAGTTGCGCCGTGTCACACCCATGCAGTACCGTAGTAATGCAGCATCCCAACTAAGAGAAAGTGTCCACTGACATGACGGCAGAAGCCACCGCAGTATCGGCAGTACCCGAAGTATCCGTATCCAACCTTGGTGAAGGCATGTCCCTCGCTGACTGGCTCATCACCGATGGGCAGCCCGACACGCTCGTCGGTTTCGAGAGCGCCGAAGGCGAGCAGGCTCAGGCTTACGCCATCACCACTGACGACGAGGCTCTGTGGGCCATGCGTCGCCTCGCTCAGGCCCAGCGTCACGTTGACAAGGTGAAGGCTCAGGCGCAGGCTGAGATTGACCGCATCAACCGCTGGGTCGAAGCATCCACCACTGGCAACGTCCGCCTCATCGAGAAGTTTGACCGCTTACTGGGCGACTACCTCATGGTCGTCCGTGAGGACGAGACCGATGGTCGCAAGAAGTTGGAGTTCCCCGATGGCACGGTGTCGAGCCGTATGACCCCACCAAAGGTCGCCGTAGAGGACGTAGAAGCCTTCCTTGCTTGGGCTGAAGCCAACGGCAAGACCGAGTGGGTTCGTGTCAAGCGTGAGGCTGACGTAGCGACCATCAAGAAGGTCGTGGACTACAACGGCAACGATGTCATTGACCCCATCACTGGTGTCACCGTCGCTGGTCTGTCGCACACCGAGGGTGGCGTGTCCATCACGGTGAAGGTGACCGACTAGCCAAAGTCGCCACGGTGGGTGAGGTGAACTAACCATCATCGGTTCGTTCTCTGCTAACGCCTCACCTGCCGTGCCGTTATTCTCATCATCATCCAAACGTGAGGATTGGGTGGTGATGAGATGAAAGAATCCCCTAGCCATTCCAAAACGGAGTGACTAGGGGATTCTTTGTTTGCTGCGAAGAAGCGTTACGCCTTAGGCGTGGTGCCTTCCGTGGGCGCTGCAACCGTTGCTGAAGTCACGCCGATGGAAGCGACAGGCTTGGTGGCCTTCACGCCGAGCAGCCGACCAAACTCAGGAACCTTCGTCTCCAAGTAGCGGATGATGATGAAGTAGCCCGACGACACGAAGGGGAACACACGCTGGTATGCCTCTGCCGTGGTCATGTGGAAGCCAGCCTTGGCTCCAAGGGTGATGAACCAACCCACGAGGATTGGGGTGACGTAGCGCACGATTTCGAGGCCGTACTCGTCAACGACAGCGTTACCGCTTGTCTCTGGTGTTGCCATTGCTTGTCTCCTTTGAGAGCATTAGTGGTAGGTGCACCTCGGCCTCTGTACGATGCCAGTCGAGATGCCTTTCCACCTTATCCTCAATGGTGTCGAACCGCAAGTCCATGCGAGAAAAGTTCGTGTCAATGCGCTCAAATCGTAGCGTCTGCTGCTCAATCAGGTTGTCTATTTTGTGGTCAATCTTGTCTGAATCCCTATGATTCTGCTTGCCATTCCTGTGCGCTCCGTACCATGCGGCGGCGGCAGTCAACGTCGCTGGGATGGCGCTGATGAGGGCTGCGGTGACGTAGGGGTTGGACGGCATACCTTGATTCTAAATCACGGTTTCCAAATCTCAGAATAATCAACCGTGCTTTATGCGCTCGGCCCCATGTCGTAGATGGTGAACTGCACGTTGTTGGGCGAGTTGAACTGCACGGCAGGGGCGTAGGCCGTATTGGAAGCAGTGGTGAACACGCCGAGTTGCCATGTGAACGTGTTGTTCGGGTACTTGGTCGCCCACTGGCCCTTGGTCAACGCCGTGGCTGGTTCGTCAGACGCAATGATGCTGCCGTTCGTGGTGGTGATGCCATTCGTCGAGCCGCCGCTTCCAAAAGACATCCACCCCGTCACGGGCGCATTGACCGCTAGTGAAACCGTAGGACTGTACGAGGCCACACCAAGGCTCACGGTGTACGTCGCCGTCACCTCGGCCTTGTACAACCGATTGGGCAGCACGGGGGCCACCAACGATGCGCCAGTTACCGTGAAGTAACCGCCAGAGGTTTTCACTGTGTTGGTTCCTTGGAAACCAAGTGGTTTCGCCGCCGTTCCAATACTCAGCGTCTTGTGGGCGACCACTGAAATCGCCCCACCGATTTGCGTCGTAATCTGCGTTCCTGCTAGTTGCTTGATGCTGCCCGACAGGGAGCCGAGAACGTATGCGTCGTTTCCCGTTTGGGTAACGATGACCATTTCACCAAGGTTCGGTGTGTAGTGGGAAGAGAAGCGGCAGCCTGGGGTGGGGTAGTCGGAGCCTGCAATGTAGACACTTACCGCTGGGTAGGTTCCGCCATCACCATCGTCAAACTGAGGGTCGTATCCTGCGATGGTTCCCATGCGCTGAATGTCCACAGGGGGCAGCGCCTCATGACCGTTGTTTGTTAGGTGCTTTACAAGGTCGGAGTAGTCGAACATGGTGAAATACCTTAGGCGTTGTTCGGGTTGACTTGGGAGTACTCGTTGAGGCGGATTGCATCCTTACGGGTACCAGTGCGGCGCTCACGGGCAGTGATGCTCAGAGCCGTCGTCAAGTCCAGTGGAATCACCAACTTGTCAATGTAGTAGTTGACCGCACCGCCGTTGGCAATCACCTTCGGGTCGTTGATGTTCGTTGACGCAAGGAAGTCAGATGAAGGCGTAAATGGGTTCACCTGAATCAACTTGTCGCCCTTACGGGCAGGGTGTGACAGCGTGATGTTCTGCGTGATGTAGTCCGTGTAAATCACCAACTGCTCACCGCTGGCGATGTCCTTCTGCAAGGGCACCACGTTCAAGGTGGTGTATGTCTTGGAGCGGAAGATTTGCGAAGAGAGAACAGCGACGGTTGCGGCAGGGTCGAAGATGCCAAGGCGCTTGCGGCGCACGGCGATTACGTCGTTCACGTCGAGTGCTGGGTTCACCGCACCCTCGATGGTCAGGGATTCGTTACCGCCCGTGAACCACGACAGGAATGTGTCTGCGGCGTTCTGCACCTGCGCTTGGGTTTTCAGTAATTTGCGGCCTGGTTCGTAGCCGACTACTCGTCCAAATGTGCCGAGGTAGTTGGTTGGTGAAGTTGGGTCGTCGTCTACGGCGACGGCTTTCAAGGGGGTCTTGGCGCTCGTGGCTTCACCAGTCGCAATGACGTAGTTGACGGTCTTGCTGTCGGAAAGAACACGGCTGACGTTGGTGAGCAGACCACCATTGCCGTTGTTGTCGCCGTCGAGGAACTCCCAAACTGGTGGAACGGCGTTGGGGTCTGGGATGGAGAGGGTCTGAAACTTGCCCTCAGCGTTGACGAACAGTTCACCACGTCCGCCACCAAGCGACGCTGCTAGTCCTGAGATGTCAGTCCACGGAGAGTTTGAGCCTGAGTTTGAGACGTTGGTGGAACCCATGATGATGGGGTGCTTGATTGGAACGTCCTGCACGCCACTGAAATCAAACTCTGGTGGGCCAAAGACGCCTGGGTGGGTGGGCCAGCGGTCTTGGATGAGAATCTTGATGGCTTCGGTGACAGTGCCTGCGATGTAGTTGCGCTCCTTGGTGGTGTCACTCTTGGCGACAGGAACGGTGTACGGCTTGGTGTACACGGTGGTCGGGTTCGTCCAGTGGTTCAGTCCGATGTTGTTCGACACGTCCGTGCCAGAAACCTCAATGGAAACGTCGCCGTCTTTATCTTCGGAAATGGTGACGGAGTTGATGCGGAAAACGCCGATTGGAACTAACTCGTATGCGCCGTTGGCTGGGCGCAGCCATTGGTCGTCGAGCGGAGCAGGTGCAGTGAAAAGACGTGGGTCAATCTCGCTTAGGTTCCATACCACGCCTCGGTAGGCGTAGATGTGCTGACCATAGATGTTGAGTGGGTCGGTGTCCTTTTGGGGAATCAGGTTGACGATTGACCCGTCGGGATTCGTAATGTACGGCAGGTTGGTGGTGAAATCAATCGAGCGGCGGAACTGCGACGACGTTCGGTCTACCGTGACTGTGCCGCTGACGACGGGAATCGTAGTCGTGGTGCCATCAATGCTCAGCGCCTTGACAATCACCATCGCTCGATTCGGCGCTTTCATAGCGTCCATGAACTTCTGCGTGGCTTTTTTGTACATAGTTACGAACCGTAAGTGTATCCGTAGCCGTTGGGCGGTGGGGCCTCAACGTAGGTGATTGCGACATCACGGTATGGCGAAGCCGCAGCGTTGTGTGTGACCGTAACGTCGTCGCTGATTTGGATGTACTTCTTTGTGCCCTCGACTGGGTTAGTGAGGACAAGCGTTTCACCAAGGTTGAGTAGGGAGACGAAGTTCTCCCAGTTGGCATTATCCGTCCACTTGACGGTGATTTGTGCATCTCGGCCCTGAACCACACCTGGGACGATGATGGGGCGTGAGGAACCAAGTGGGTAGAACACGCCGACAGGGTGCTTTTGCGTCTCTTGAAAGGCGTTCTGCACGAGGATGGGGAAGCGGCGGTCTGGGTCGGACGAACTGGCAATCCACCACGAGTTGATTGTCAACTGCGGCGCAACAACGTTTGCCGACACGCCCTTGACGAGGTTGTTGTGTTCGTCGGAGAACGATGGTGTAATGCGGTAGCCCGTGGCGACGTTAGGCACGACTTCCACGTCGTAGAAGATTCCAGTGCCGTTCACAGAGCCAACGCCCCGTCCATCTGCCACCACGACATCACCACCAAATGCAGTGTTGTAGGTTGTGCCGTCGTCACTGCGCTCAATCTTGTAGCGGTACGAGGTGTTCGGCGTGTTGACGTAGCCGTCGTTGTTCCAGTTGAAAACTGCGACCAACGTACCCTTGGGCTGATTGTTGATGAAGTGACCAGCGATGCGTGTGGTCTGCGCCGTGATTGGCGTGTTTGCTGCTTGGTTGAAGCCGATGGGGTCGGTCAGTGAAATCTGCGGCGAACCGTCCCAACCAGCCGTGATGATGGCGGTTTCGTAGGTAGCGTCAGTGCTGTTTCCAATGTAGAGCGTCGTACCTGCACCGAAGCCCACGGGATTGTGGACGGTGATGGACGTGTCGCCTGCTTTCGCTGGCTTTTGCAGGTATGTAACTCGACCCGTTTCACCAGCGCCAAAGTGGATTTCCCGACTGCCGTTATCTGCGGTGGGGTCGAACAGGTAGATGCTGTTAGCGCCAGCCGTGGGCGTGGTGCTGGGGATGGAGAAGGAACTGTCGGCGTTGACCGCAGTTGTGGTGGAAACGTATGCCGATGCAGAAAGGGCAGGCATCTGTGTGTTGAGCGCTTTGTACGAACTTGTTGGCAAGTATGGAGTGAGCGCCTTGAATTGCAAGCCACAGAAGGTGATGGTGTCCCTGTAGGTGAGGTTGCTTACGTTGATGCGAGGTGCGGCTCGGCTTGCTGAAATCTGAACGGTCACGCCCGTCGTGCCGCTGGCAGGAGCGCCGCCAAATGGAAACTTCAGCGAAAGGACATTGGCGTTGTATGGAGACTGCGAGGTGAGAATCGCAACGGCGTTGTTTACCGACAAGTAAGTGCCCACACTGAGCGCAGGGGCAGGCGTTCCACCAGTCCATGCCAAGGTTCCCGTCAACGTGTCGTTTGCGAGGTACGTTGCGTTGGTGGTGAAAACAATCGTCGGAGCGATGGCAGCGATGGCGTTGGGCGACCAACCAGCATTTGTGGTGTTCTCCACGCCGATTGGAACGGCAAGGTTCGCCAAGGTCTGGGTGACGGTAATCGAGCCAGAAGAAGTGGCCTTGCGTGACATGGTGACGGTCTGGGCGGTGTACGAGAAGGCCGTGATGTAGGTGTACGAAGGAATGCCCGTACCCGAAATCTTTGCGCCGACGACAAGGTTCTGGGTTGCTGAAACGCCCGTGAGCGTTGCGCTGCCAGAAGTTTTGGTCGCTGTCCATGTTTGGGTGTTTGACGCACCAGAGTTGATGATGCTGAGCGAGCCATCGTGGGTCGAGATAAGGTTGCCCAACTCGTCGTACCAGTCAATGAGCAGTGAAAACCACGCCGTTGTGTTGCCGCAGGCCAGCGCCTTTCCAATAGCCGAGAACCCGTAGGTCACGCCAGCGTTGACGGGAATGGAGTTTTGGTTTGTGTAGGGCGGTGGGGTGAAGATGGTCACGTCCGAGAGACTGTCGCCAACGGCTGCCGTGTTTGAGCACGAGAGGCTAAGTGAGGCATCACCATTCAAGGGGTTGTTGTACAACTTCACGGACGTGTGTCGCAGGTAGTCGTACTTGGGGGTGAACGGAACCACGGGAATGCTCTGAACAGGAGTGGGAACCGTGCCCGTACCCGAATAAGTTGCTGAAATGAGCGTGGCGGCAGGCGGATAGAAAATCACGCCGTCGTTGATGAAGTAGGTCGTGGTGGTGTTGTTCGGCTGTGCACCTTGCGTACTGCTACCAAAGAAGATTGCCGTGTAGCCGTTGTACGTTCCTGAGGTGATGGCAACCGTACTTGTGACAGTTGTACCGAGAGGCAGGCCATTCATCAGAACGGTGTAGCCAGCAGTCACGCCGCCAAGAGAGGAAGTTGGCACGGCGACGGCGTTGAAGATTCCACCATTGGTTGCGCCGTCTACTGTGAGGGGCGTAAACGTTGTCGTTCCAAAACCCAGCACGGCAGCCTTGAACCCGACTGGCTTTGCTGAAGTGTTGTAGTCAACCAAGAAGTCTTGGAAGTCGTCAACCGTTTTCAGCGCAGAGTGCTTCGTGTATGCCGTAGATGAGGCTACCGTGGCATAGGTTGGGCTGATTGCTGGGACGTAGTGAACGTTTGATACACGGACTGTCTGACCAACTGCAAGGTTCAGGCCCTTGATGCTGTTGAGCGATTCGTTGAGCGTGACGGTAAGTGGCTGCACGGAAGGCAGTGTCTGCGCAGGGATTTTCACTGAGATGGTTGCGGTATTTGGAATGTAAAAGAACCCAGGGGCATTCTTCAAGTTGAACGTTCCAGCACTATTGGCTGGTTTGATTGACAAGGCTGGCATTCCTGCGCAACTGTTTCCTAGGCCCGTCTGCGCCAAGGTGAACGTGCACGAGTAACTGCCGCTACGGTTCCAGTTGGTTTGGCCTGGGATGGAGTAGCCGCCGTTGGCTTCGACGTAGAGGGTGGTACCAGAGGGCAGACGATTGAGTGCCGCCAACGTGTTCAGGCTGAGGTTGTTGGCCTGAACAAAGCCGAGAAGTGTCAATGGATTTGACGAACTCCGCAGGTAGCCGCCGTTTTGGGTGAGCGAGGCGCTTGACCAGTTGTTGACGTAGCCAATGACGACGGTGGTCGCTGGGACGCTTACGCCTGCAACATTCTCTACAGTGAAATAAGTGCTTGGCGAGGGAAAGACGAACTGGTTTTCCGCAGGGGTGGTGGACTTCAACTTGTTGTTGACTGCCGTGTACGCCGCTGTTTCGGTGTAGTAAGAGATTTGTATCTGCGAACCCTTTTGGATTATTCCAGTGGGGTCGTTGACGTAAATGGTCTTACCATCGTTGGCGCTGAGTTTGCCGTTGCTTGAAGCGATGAAAGCAACGCCGTAGTTCAGGGGAATAGTGGTCGCCGCCACGCCCGAAGTCTCACGCACGGTGGTGTAATAGGTGTGCGAGGTTGTCTTTTCGGCTTGTGAGTAGGTGTACATCATGGCGATTTGACCGCTGTACCCCGTGTAGATGTCCTTCTGAAGCCCGTAATACACGGTTGCGCCAGCACTGTGCGATGCCGCCGTCGTGCCCTGATAGCCACGTTTGATGACATAGAAGGTGTCACCCGTGTTGTTGCCGTTCACCTTGTTGGTTACAAGGATTCGCTCTTGACCAATCTGAATCCAAAACTGACCGCTGCGTGGGAAACCCACTGCGTCTGCGGCGCTGTAGTAGTTGCCCACCAAGTTTGCATTGCTGTGCGTTGAGGTTGCCTTTGCTGAAATAGTGACCGTCGTTCCGCCACTCACGTTTGTAATAGTTGCCCCAGCAGGAATGCCCACGCCGAAGATAGCCATGCCGATAATCAGACCCGTGACGCTCGATACGCCCGTAATGCTGGTGGAGCCGTTGGTCACTTTTCCCGTAAATGCAACGTGGCTTGCCGCCGTGCCGCTGGTGGAACCCGTTACCTTGAACGAAGTTGCAGATGCGTTGATGTCCTCGGCAAGGCCACCCTGCGCACCAACCGAGAGGCTGCTGATGGTGTTCTTGTGCGAAAGGGGGTCGGAAATAGAAATGGAAGTGACTTGAATGCCAACTGAGGTAGCGGCGGTATCCACGCCGTTCTGGGTGGTCGTCCATCCGCCCGAAGTTTTCTTGAAAGAGCCGTTGTCTGCTGAAAAAAGGTTGTCGGAAGTTTGTACGGCGATAGCGTTGCGAGCATTTGTCCCGTCTGTGTAAACGGCGACAAGCGGCGGCTGCGGCTGCACGATGGTGGTGGTGAAACCAATCGTCGCCCAATCGCTGTACCAGTTCTTGCCAGACTTCTTTGCCCAGACCTTGACGCATGCCCAATACTGCGCACCGTTGATGTAGCCGTCGTTGGGGTCGAGGCTGTAGGTATTCGCATCGGTGTTGCCAATAAACGTTTTCTTGATGGTGGGCGTTTGGTCGGGTGTCCAGTTTGGATTTGAGAACTCTTGGTCAGTGAAAAGACTGACCTGATACCCAACCTGCGCCGTCTTGTCGGGGTCGTAGAAAACCCAGTTGAGCGAGTAGTTGCCGTCGGCAACCTTCTTGGTGAAATCAAACTGGATGTTGTTGGTCGGACTAATCGAGAGGTTGGTGACCTGCGGCTTGGCAACCGTCTGCGGCGTGGCGATAATGCTCTTGTGGCTCGCCTTTCCACCAGCAGGAACCACGGAAGTAATCTTGATTCCAAGGTCTTTTAGAACCTTAGAATCCCAGTTCACACCCTTGGGGCTATTCCCCTTCTTTCCACCAGTGTGGACTGAGTGAGTGTTTTTCTTCTTCTTAGTCGTCACGGCTCTCCAACGGGGTGTCTTGGACTAAATCCTACCCCACTAAAGCGATTTTAGGAAGATGCGGCTGGGTTGGTGGCGTTTTGGTAGGTGTCCGCTGGGGCCACGTCACCAGTGGTTAGGTCGGTCAGGGCGTAGGTGTGCTTGTCACCGCCGTTCTCCGCACCCTGAAGGGCAACCGAAATCTGCACCGAGGCAACTTCTGCGTCATTCCACCTCGTGCCGTCGTACTTCTGAATGGTTTGGGTGTCTGGCTTCCAACGAACATCGCCTGACACGGCGGTGGGCTGGGCGTAGAACGAAACGTTTGTGCCTGTGTCGTAGGGGTTACTCAGCGGCGCAGCAATCTGCATCTGGTACGTTCCATTTGTCTGGAGCACGGGAATCGTGTAGGGGTAGACGATTTCACTGAGCGTCTCGTTGCCGACGACGAGTTCAATCGGGGCAGTCAAGGTGGTCGGGTTGACCCGCAACGTCGTTCCTGAGAACGTGGCGCACGCTGGGATGTTTGTGGTGACCGTAGGGCCAGAGACAGACGTAACGAACGCTGGCGACGAGAACGCCGTGGTCGTGAATGAAATCGTTTCACCAGTAGCCGAGAGGGTGGCGACCAAGTTGAGAATGGCGGAAGAGCCGCTAATCGAGGTGATAACCGTGTCGTAGGGGATTCCTGCGCCCGTGATTTGGGTTCCTACAACCAAGTTGGCGGTGCTGGAAACGCCAGCGATGGTCGTGCTTCCTGCCGTGAGGTTCGCCGTAAACGTTCCCGTCACTGAGGTGGAAATCAACTGCTGCCCAACCTGCGGAGCGGCGTTGATTGTTCCATTTGACGTAGTAGCACTGGCATTCTGGGACATGGTGATAAAGTTTCCCGAAGCCGATGCGGTCATTGAAACGATGTACGAGTTGAGCGGAATGCCCGTTCCCGAAAGACCCTCACCCGTGTACAAGCCACTAATGCTGGAAACACCTGTAATGGTTGCGCTGCCCGATGTCAAGTAGCCGCTAAACGAGTAGGTGGAAAGGGTAATCGTGTTTGTAGCAACCGTGGTCGCCGCCGTAAAGGAACCAGAAGCAACCAACGTGTTGTCGTAGTTGTACAACGGGATGAAAGGCTGCACTGAAATCTTGTCAGAGAAGAAAGGTTCAGGCTCCGTCACAACCAACTCTTGGGGCGTGGTGCCAGAGCCAAGGACGATTGTCTGGTCGGCGCTCAGTTCATTGATGAGGCCGTATGAGACGAGCGTGGCAGTATTGGAACCGTTGTAGAAGTTGGTGACTGCGCCATTTGCTACGTTGGCGGCAATGTAGTCAAACACTGGGATGAACGGCGACACCGAGATACTCGTATCGCCCGTGTTCACCGAAGCAGAGGTGGTGACTATTTGCGTGTACAGTCCCGACTTCAAGTAGATGGTCGAACCAGAAGGCAAATAGCACGGCGCTGGTGAAATGTACAACGTTGAGACGTACTGTCCACTGGAGTAGAGCGATGCGTCAATGTTCATGGTCACCTGTGAGGTGGTGGTTACCGTTGGGTAAGCAGGCTGACCAGAGGCGTAGGTGAGAGTCACTGTTCCCGTGCCGCTGCTGAAGTCTCCACTTGATGTAGAAATGTACGAAAGTGGTGGGATGTTGGTTCCCGAAACGGCGTAAGCAAACGTAATCGTGCTGCTGGTGGAAAGTGCGCCGCTCAGTGGTTTGTTCAGGTACACGACGTAAGAGCCGTAAGAGCCGCTGTAGGCGGTGACGATGGTGTTCGGTTGGATTGCGGTGTCGCCGTACATTGACATGCCGACGTATGGCTTTGCAGCGCCCGACGAAAGATTGAAACTGGTGGCCCCAGCAACGGTTGTGTAAGAGACTGCGCTGGTGATTGCGCTGACTGGCTGAAGGGTTCCGTTGGTTACATAAGCGTTGGTGATGACGTTGCTACCCACTGAAGCGGAGCCAGAGAAAGAACGGTTGAGGTACGAGTGTGGCACGTTCAGGCTGTTGTACGTCGTGTTCGTGTCGAGCATCTTCAAGGTGATTGGCGTGCCGTCAACGTAGGTAGCACTTGTGGTTGCGACAAGGCTGAGGTAGTAGCCCGTTGGTGAAATGGCACCCGTAGCGTCAATCGCTACGTTTGAGACTTGAACAACGTCGTAACCGATTTGCACGAAGAACAAAGGCATGGATGGGATGGTGGAACCATTGGGCAGGAATGGAACCGCAGTGGCCCCCGAAGCGACAAGACCTGCAACTCGACCAATCTCTGGTGGTAGAAAGAGGCCGCTGTTGATGACATTGTTGTAGTTCGACGTTGGGAACAAGTCGTTCGTGGTGATTGTCAGCGTGGTCGCACTTGCGCTTGCTGGCACGGCAAGGGTGGTGGCGATTGATGGGCTGTCGTTGTCGCTCGAAGTCAACCAGTTGGGTGACAGTGAAATCGTCGTGTCAAACGTTGCAGCCTGCGCACCCGACGTATTGTCTGCCAAGAGGTTCTGCTGCCCCTGCGCTACCGAAGCGTTTTCAGCACCAGCACTAATCAACGCACCAGCGGCGTGTTGGTTTTGGAAGCCGTCGAGGGTGTAGATGTTGGGGACAACAACTGGCTCACCAGCAAAGTGGTTGTATTGAAACTTCTGACCAGCGGCAAGGGCAATCGAAATAGGTGAAATGGTATTGCCCGTGGCAGCGCCCGACAAGAAGTTGTAGGTGCCGTTGAACACCACTGTTTCCTGCGTGTCGCCTTCGCCCACGACCATAACGCCCCATACCTGTGGGGTGAAAAGATACGAGGCGGAAGAAGCACTAACACTGATTGGATTGGACAGATAGATGTTTCCGCTGTCAATGTAGGTGACGACGGTTCCGTTGGGGATGCCGTTCCCCTTCACCATCCAACCCACGGAAATGTTTGGGCTGGCAATCGTTGGCAGGGTCATGTAGTAGTTGCCTGCAACAGTGGTCACACCCGTAATGGTTGTGCCAGTGGTTGGTGAAATGCCTTGCGAAGCGATGTTGCCGTACTGGTCGTAGTAGGTGCCGCCGATGGAGACGCTCGTACTGTTGAGTGGTGAAACAACAATGTAGTTCTGGTCTGACGTGGCAGTGGCGTAGACGGTGGTGCCGAAGAGCGAGCCAATGGTGGTGGGGGTAAGAACCTCTTGGTCGCCCACGGTGTCTGAACCGAAGTAGCGGTCACCTACGTCGTAAGAGCCGACAAGCGTTCCTGCGGCGTGGTTGAATGACGTGTTGCCGCTCATCATCACAACGCCTGCATTCTTGATTCCCGATGCGTCAAGGGCGGGTGAAGTGTAGGCAGAGTAGATGGTTGCCGTGTTCTCCAGTGGCAAGATGGCGGTCTGGCTGTCGCCATTTGGATACGTCGTAAAGGCGCTCGTCAAGAAGTTTTCACCGTCCACTGCCCACACGATTGCGGAGTTGGAGTATGCGTCCACTTCCAATACGGCAAGTCGGCTTTGGTAGAAAACGTAGTTTGGCGTGTACGTCGTGAACGTGGTGTTTGTTGAGCCAACCGTAAGCATGAACGGATTGCTTTGGTTGTCCACCAAGTACACGGTGTAGGTAGAGCCGTTCAGCACAATCGCTGAGACGAAACAGATGTTGTAGGCGAACTGGGTGGCTGACGTTGATGCAGGAGAGAAAATAACGTTCTGAGGTGAAATGACAACCGCATCTCCGATGTGGATGTACGGCGTGGCGGAAGGCGATACGCCAGTAATGCCGTTGTAGTTGCCGTTGGCGTATCCCGTCCATGAGTACGAAGGTGAAGCCTCTAGGTTCGCAACCGTGTCAAGGTAGAGCGTATAGGTGGTTCCACCAACCTGACCTGCCGATACGTTTGTCACGCCAGACTGCAACACGCCAGCGACCAGCAGTGCGTTGCTTTGCGTGCCGCCGATTGGGTACATTCCTGAGAATCCCGTGAACGGCGTTCCACCAGTGACAGAGCCTGGGTTGACCCATTCGCAGAGGGTGACGTTGTAGTAGTTGAAATCAATGGTGTCTTGGAGAACCGTGGCGATGGCAGGATTGGAAACCGTGACCTGCGTGGCGCTGTCCACTGAAATAATGACGGTGCCGCTTGGGAAGCCCGTGTACGAAACCGTTTGCCCGACAAGAAGGCCATTCGTGCCGTTCAACCCAGCCGCCGTGTTTGCGGTGCTGGAAATGTTGAGGATGGTAGACGTTCCGTAGGCCACGTCGCCCAAGTACGCCGTCACCTGTGCGGTCTGGTTGATGTTGTAGATGAACGGGCCGCTTATGCCCTTAGTGCTGGCAAGGGCGTTGTAGTTGCTGGAGTAGGGAACGATGTCGCCCGAAACGTACTGCCCAGACGAAAGACCCGTGATGTCTGATACCTGCAATGGTGCTGAAAAGACCATTTGCGTGGGGCTTACAATGGTGGGGCTAACCAAGTTTGTCGTTGTGTGAAGCGTCGTGTACGGAACAGTAATCGTTTCACCACCAAACGTTGCCGTTGGGTTTGCGCTGAGGACTACCGTCGAGGCCGTAGTATTCACTGAAGAGATTGTTGTATTCGCAGGTATGTTCGCCCCTGAGATGCTCATGCCAGCAAACAAAGAACTGATGTTGGTGACGCTCGTCAGGGTCGCAGATGCGGTTGAAGTTGCGCTTGCGGTAAACGTAGTGCCAGCAGGTGTAATGACATCAACCGAGTAGGCAGGCGTGTAGTCGTATGCGTGCCCACGGGGGCCGTAGAGTAGCCAGTTGGTTGGTGAAGTCGGGAACGTGCCACTTTGGTCGGTAACCGTTATTGAAGTCCCAGAACCAGTGTATGTACCTTGGAACACCACGGACTGGGTGACGTTGGCGTAGATGCCCACGCCTTCGACGGTGGTTGAGGCGTTTGGTGAATGGCTCGCCACAGAAAGTGCGTTGGCGACAGGATTCGACTTGATGCTCGTTGGGGTGACGGGCATAATCAAGAACTGCCCGTGGTTTGGATTGTTGTACCCGTCAATGCTCAGGTAGGGGGCAGTGAAAAACGTTTCGTCAAACTTGTTGCCGCTGTCTGTGTTGAGGCGTGTGACAGTTGAATCAATGGTCGCCCCAAAGATGCCCGTATTGGATTGTGGGACGGCGTAGGAGACGGTGTAGGTGTCTCGCTGAGTGGTGTTAGCAGAAGCGGCGTTAGAGAGGCTCACGAAGCCATTGCTGACGTTGAACTGGATGCCGCTGGAGTTGCTTGAACCGCCGTTGATGTCATTGCTCAGGTAGATGTTTCCACCACTGATGTTGATAATGGTTGCCACATTGGTTGTGGCGGTGGTTGATGCGCTGACAATCATGCCGAGCATAAAACCCGTGATTTGCGAAATCGGGTTGGTGGTGAAATAGTACGACGTTCCGCTTACCGTGTACGGGGCGCTGACCGTAAACGTCTGTGCGGCAAAGAGAGCGGTGGTGAAGGTTCCTGTGAACGCCGAACTTGGCTGGTGCGACAGAGTGATGTACTTGTTCACGGTGTCAATGTTTGTAATGACCGTGCTTGCTGGGATGCCCGTTCCGCTTACGACCTGACCGACGCATAGGTTTTGCAACGTCGTTGAGGTGAAACCACTGCCTGTCACAACGTTCGATACGCTCAAAGTGTATGCCGTCGCACCAATGCTGGCGGTGACCGTAACTGGCTTGCCACTGACGAACTCGTCCTGCAAGAAGGTTTGTGAAATAATGGTGCCAGCAGGAAGGTTGTTGCCCTGAATCGCCATGCCCGAAAGGAAACTTCCGTCGGCTTGGTTGTTGGTGTAATACGAGTTGGAGCCGTTTGTCAAAAACCCGTTAGTGGTATACGAGGACTGGTAGCCGCCCGTCTGCGAGAAGTTGTACTGCGCTGAAGAGATGGACAGGGGCGTTGTGTACGCCGTTCCTGCGCTGGTGGTTATTGCTGGAGCGTATCCGTTAGAAATCTGCGTGTTGCTAGTGGTTCCCGCCAGAACCAAGAAAATGTTGTTGATGTTGACGGCAGCGCCGCTGACGGGAGAACTTTGTGGGTCGTCGCTGATGAAAAGTCCCAAGGTTGTTGTTCCGACAGGTGGTGTAAACGACATCTCAAAGAACTGCCACACGCCAGCCGAGGTGTTCATTGTCATCTGAAGCGTGTTCAGACGGTTGTTGTTCTGGTCACGAACGTCAAGTTGGTACACTTTGCCATACGCCGTAGAGTTGGCGAGTATGTCAATGCCGACCACATAGGTTTGGTTTGGCTGAACCTTGAAGTTTGTAATCGAACTCATAGGAAGGTAGGCATCGCAATACCCAGCGGTGTTGTTGATGCGAGTGAGAAGCAGCGAGTTAGAGGTGTTGAACCCTGTTCCCAGCGCCACTGAAAGGGTCGAGTTCGGGCCAGCCTGCCAGTTCCCTACGGTGCCGCCTGCTTGGTTGTAGTTATCACCAGTGACAAGGCTGGGGTATCCGAGGGCGACGGTGGTGCCAGAAATGTTTGACACCTGCGCCCCAAATGGGATACCCGAACCTTGGACTGACATTCCCGTGTATACGCCCGCCGTGCTTGACAGTGAAATCGTGGTAGCGCCCAACGACCAAGTGGCGGTGGGGTTGCCAACGTTGAACGCCACGGCGTTGCCAACTGCGTACAGTTCGTCAATGTTGAAACTTGCTGAACCCGTAATGCTCGTGCCGTAAGTCTGGTAGCCACCAGAGATAAGGGTGTTACCCAAGGTGACCGTGGAGCCAGAGACGCTATAGACCGTTGTGTTGCCCAGAAGCGTTGCACCGTTGTACACGAGGATGCTGTCACCAGCGCCCAGTGGTGGCGAAGCGACGACGTTGTTCAGCGTACTGGGATAGATGGTTCCCGTGAAGGCGTTGGCGACAACTGCCGAAGTTGTGCTCCACGAAACCGTGTTGGCGGTTGCTGAAAGGAGCATTTCCACGGGGCCAGAACCCTTTTGCAGACTGCTGGCGAACGTCGTCCCTGCTGGCAAATAAGTGCTGGAAACACTTGACCCACTAACCAAGATGTTGTCCTGTGTGGTACCAGCCTTTGTCACATAAACCGTTTCACCAGTTGTGCCCGTAAACGTGTTAGTTGAAGCGCCAAAAACGCCAGAAAAAACAGTTGTCACCGACCCAGGCCCAAGAGTTACGCCGTTGCCAGAAGTGTAAAGAACAACTCGACCAGATGGAATGACCGAGCCACCATTGAACGGCGCACCTGCGCCGAACAGAGTGCTGATGTTGTACGCCGTGGCACCAACGGTAAAGGTGCCGCTGGTGGTGACAGAGTAGGCCGTGGTTCCAATGTTGACAGAGGTGATTGTGGGCGTGACGTTTGCGCCTGCGGTGGCTGCAACGTTGGAGTTGAACACGAACGAGAAGGTTGAGGTGAAAGTTGTATTGGAAAAGTTGTTTGACGGGGCGGCGTTCAGCGCAACACGTTGTGCGCTCGTGCCGTATCCCGTAGCGTCATAGCCAGCGACGCTGTACGTCGTTCCCCATAGAGAGGTTGCCGTTCCGTTAGCCGTAGGGGTCTTACTGAAAGTGACCGTTCCTGCGCCGATTGAAACAATTGTGGTTCCGTTGGGAATGCCTGTTCCAAAGACGGTTGCTCCGACCTGATAGGTGGCGGTGCTGGCAACCGTGGCGGTGACCGATGCCGTTGTCCAAGTACCAGTGGAGTATTCACCTACACCATTGGCGTAGATGTGCGCCCAGCCCGTGGGTGTAGGGCTGAGATACGGAAGCGAGGTTGCGTTGCCCCAAAGGAATGAAGAGGCGATAACCATCGTGGGGTTAGACGCAACCGTGTAGGTAGCCGAGTTAGTGAAACTAGCGCCTGACAGAAGCGAAGAAGAAGTTTGATTGACGTACACCGCCGTGCCCACGATGGCAGATGCAACCAGTGCGTTTGAGTACCCTGCCGAAGCATTGGTAACGGCTTGGTTTACACCAACCGTCGTGTTGGCTGTGGAGATGTAACTTCCGCCACCAAGTGTCGCTGTGTATGACACTGAATCGGGCTGAGACGATGAGCCTGCGGCTGCACTCGACATGGTGATTGTGCCCGACGTGGAGTTGACGGCTGTGACGTATGTCGTCGCTGGGATGTTCGTGGAAGTCGTGCTGTCGGTGACGACCATTCCCACTTGGATTCCTTGTGTTGCTAAAACTCCCTGAATGGTGGTGCTGGCATTTGTGACAATGCCAGAGAATCCTGCGTTGGGCAACTGCATGACGAACGCCGAGGGGTTGAGCGTCAGGTTTGTGGTGTTACCTGAGCCAGCGATAACAGTTTGGCGCTGTGTCTGGGTGCTGAGGTCGGTGACAATCCAACCATCGGAAATCGAGATAATCTTCCCTGCATTCCACCCCATTGAGGCAGGCGTAAGCGTGGTCTGCGGCTTGGTCGAAATGGTGACGGTCTGGCCTACTGCGAAGTAAGCGGTGCTTGACACGTTGATGGCGGTGCTGAAATAGCCAATCGAAATCGAGAGAACCGTGGGCGGCGTGGCTGTTGCATAGTTTGACACCGTAGCGTCAGGCAAGATGCTTGTCAGATTGGAAAGCGCCTGCGCATCACCACTTGTGGCAACATACCAAGGCGAGGCTGAGCCGTTGCCGACTGCGTAGGGGGTTGGCGCTTGACCGAGGATGTAGGCCGTGCTCTGGGCTGCTGAAAGGAACTGCCCCATGTACTTGTTCGCTGGCGGCTTGTAGAACTGCAAGTTGGGCGACATCACCGTCGAGATGTTCTGGTACCCCTGAGGAAGCATCAGCGACGACGTTGGGTAGTCCACGGGGTCTACGGACTGCTTGTACGGGACATTTGGAATCACGCCCGTCGCAGTGAAATCTAACCACTCGCTGTAGTAAGCGTCAGTCGAGGTGGCGGCTGCCGAGTAGGGGGTCTGCCCTTGCTGCAAGCCTTCCAAGATGGCAACGATTTGACCAGAACGGAATCGAGTGATGTCGTTGACGTAGAGGAAGAAGTCGCCACCCGTCTGGGCAAACGCCTGTGTTGCCGTACCCGTTGCTGAAACGGTGCCAGCCGAGGCCGTGCTTGCCACCGTGAATGACGTAGATGAAGCAGCCGTAATCAGGGCGTTGGTGATGTTATACGCCGTTGCGGTGCTCGTCATGGAGACGGAGATGTACGCACTTGTGTTGGGGATTGCACCCGATGCTGATTGCGTGTACGAGTATGTGGCGGCGGTTCCCGAAGCCGTCACGCCTGTCACCGAGTAGGTGACTGCCGTACCATCATTTGGGTTGAAACTGTTGGCGGCGTTGGCGCTGCGAGTTCCGACATTTGCCTGCTGGAGCGTCGTACTGGTAGTGAAAAACTGGTACAGGTCTTGTGCTTGACCGTAGTAAGTGTTGCCCGAAAGGTCGGGAATCGTGGCTACCGAGAAGTGCGTTACGTCGTCTACGGCATCGGCGTGGTCTGATGAGTTGACGACTGTCCAGTTACCCTGCGAAGCAACCGTAGATTTAGGGCGTAACGTAAGGACTTTCATGGGCTGACCCCCACTTTACTACTGTTCCAGCGTTTAGCGTCCTTGCGCTCGCACTGCGTATTTCAGTTGCTTGAACTGTTCGTTGACGTGATTCTTCACGTCCGACATGGATGCGCTGTCCAGTGAACCCTGTACGTTGACTTGGAAGGCCCCTTGGTGGACGTTTACGGTGGTGTGGGGCACGTTGGAACCCTTTGTACCCGTAAGTGCCTTTCCAGCCGCAGCAGAGGCGCTGAGGATGTGTACGTTCATCGCCCCAGCAGTCGTCGGGGCCGTCTTTCCACCAGATGCACTTGGGGCACCGATTGGCTTCAGGTAGCCAAACTTCGCTCCGCCACCCATGCCAAGCCAACCAAAAACGTTTCCAAGTGTGGTGTTGTACGCCTTGATAATCATGTTGGCGGCGGTAACGAACCCGTTGTACATGCCGTCCCACATGTTCTTGCTAACGTTCTCCACATAACCGAATGCGCCAGTAAGCCAACTCCACACCTTTTTACCAGCGCCCAAGATGTCGTGCCACACACCAACGGCAACCCCACGAACATCACCCCATGCGCCAACGAACCAACTCATGACTTTTTTTCCAGCGCCCATTACTGCGCCCCAAGCACCCTCAATCCAACTAAACACGGTCTTTGCTGCACTTTTTATGCCGTTCCATGCGCCCTTGGCGCTGCTGAGAACGGTGTTCCAAGCACTGACGAACCATCCCATGACGACCTTGCCAGCGTCCATGATTCCACCCCAAGCGCCCTGAATCCAACCAAAAACAACCCTCGCTGCGTCCTCAATGCCGTGCCAAGCGTCAACGGCCCAGTGCTTGACATCCTTCCAATACTTGATGATGAGGTACACCGCAGTGCCGACAAGGGCTACTGCGCCCGTAATCAGCAAGAGTTCAGGCAAGATTGGAAGCAGGGCAGTCCACAGTGCCGCACCCATTTCCACGATGGCAGGGATGATGGTTTCGGTGATAGCCGCCCATGCACCAAGCGCCAACTCCTTCATTCCTGCAAGTGCGCTCAGGACAAACCCCTTGAACGCCCCAGCCATTTCACCAATCGCAGGGATAATCGTTTCGGTAATCATGGTGCTTGCGGCAACGGCAAACTTCTTTATGGCTCCCAAGGCGGAGAGGGCAAATGCTTTTGCCTTCCCTGCCATAAGAACAAATGCGTCACTAACTGTGGTCGCAAGGTTTCTAATCCAAGCCCCAGCGGACAAGGCAAAGCCCTTCATCCAAGTCCCAGCAGTCAAAGCAAAGTTCCTTACCCAAGCCCCAGCAGTCAAAGCAAATGCCTTGACCTTGCCCGCCATGGACGCAAGCGCCGTTCCAGCACTAGAAGCAAGGTTTTTCATCCAAGTCCCTGCGGCTAGAGCAAAGTTCTTCATCCATGACAGTGCAGTAAGGGCAAACTTCTTGGCCTTTCCTGCCATGAGCAAGAACGCATCACTGACGGCAGAGGCGAGGTTTGACATCCAAATGCCAGCGGTTAGGGAAAAGTCCTTTATCCAAGATACGGCGTTGGCAGCAAATGTTTTCACTGTCGTGCTTATCTTGCCGAACACGCCAACGGATGCCCCCTCGGTGGCAGTCATTTCTGCGTCAACGGTTCTTGTTGCACCAGTGAAATCGGTGACCATCTGTGCACTCGTGGCATTGGCAACAGCCCCGATTGTGGTGAAGTTACCCTCAACGACGGCGCTCATCGCAGCGGCCTCTTCCGAAATGGTCGTCATAGAGGCCCCAAATAAAGTGGCGGATTCTGTCCCCGTGGAACCTGCAACGCCCGTTATGGTTGCGAAGTTCCCTTCAACACTGGCAGACATTGCCGCTGCTTCACCAGAAATGGTCGTCATTGACGTACCGATTGCGGTTTCGGTTCCCGTTCCTGCGGCGACGGCTTCAAGGACTTCAGAGCCAAACATCTTCTTGACAATCGCACCAAGGCCGCCAAACATGTTGCCGAGGCCATGAACAAGCGGAGCCATCGAGCCGAGTTCACCACTCAACTGCAATGCGCCCGTCATCATGCCGCTCCAGTCAACCTTCTTGCCGTTGAACAAGTCTGAAAGGCCCTTGCCCAACTGCGACAACTGGCCCATTCCACCACCAAGGGCAAACGACGTTGCGGCACCGAACGCACCAGTCGCCGCCATACCAACGCCCGATGCGAACTGGCGACCACCACCCGTGCCGCCGAAACGACCACCGAGGCGGCTGAAGAACGAAGGTTTTGAGATGCTGTCCAATGACTTCGCAGACTTTTCAGTGGCTAATCGTTGGCGAGCGGTTTCTTCGCCCATCTGCTTCATCTTCTGATAGGTCTTGGCGCTCCAAGCATCCTTTTCTTCCTGCGTCGTCCCCCCAGGCTTAGCACTAGCAATCATCATCGCTTGGTAGTATGGACTGTTCTTGTATGATTCAGCGCCCGTGTGGACGGTTGAACTCATGCCCGTCTTGAACATGTCGGCGGATGCCTGCAGCGCCTTGGTGTTCTCGTTCAGAGCCGAGATGTTGCCCTCTTCGTCCTCGCTGGGCAACTGCGACTGCTTCATGAACTCTTGAACGCTGAGGTTTGAGCCGAGCAGGTAGTTTTTCACCCCTCGTGCTTTCTTCAGTTCCGCTTGACGGGCCTCGTAAGCGGCATCGCTTTCACCAGCCTTCTGTCGGGCGGCGAAGTACTTACCGAACAATGGCATGGTCTGCAAGCGAGCGTTCTTGTAAACTTCTTCGGCTTGGGGGCCTTGCACGTCGAGCATGCGCTGAAGTCGAGTAGCGGAGCGTGGGTTGACCTGCTTGGTCAGAACCATCATGTTCAACTGGCGCTGGCGAATGTCTTTTTCAGCAGCAGCCAAGCCCTTGCGCCAACCCATGCCCATTCCTGCAAAGGCGCTGTCACCCTCTTCACGAATACCTGAGAAGGCACCCTTGAACCCAGCCTTCATGCGGATGGTCTGGCGCAAGACGCTGCCCACCATCTTTTCAGTACCCTGCACAAGGGCCATCATCGGGGTTTGGAACAACTTTTTCGAGAACCAAACGGCGGCAAACGCCAACATGATTCCACCAAGTACCGCAAACAACGGCTTGAACTTGGTAATGACCCTTACGAAACCATCGAAGCCGCTAACCAAGGCATTGATTGTCTTGGCTGAAATCTTCGCCAGAATGGTAACAAGTTCCGCAAAGTACGGGATAATGGGCATGACGGCTTGGAGCATCTGAGCAAATGCCGTAACCAAAGTTGGGAGCACGGGAAGGATTGCGGTGAGAACGCCGAGAAAGGCGTTGAGCAACTGCGTGAGTTGTCCGCTCTGCTCCAACTTCTTGAAAATCCCAGCCAGTTCATTCAGGGCAGGTAAAATGGCACCAGCGACGGCGGTACCCAACTTGATGAAGAGGTTGACGAAGATGCCAATCTCCTTGCTGCTGAACACCTTTGACAAGATTTGTCCAACTGCCGAGAAGAAACCGATGATTGGCTTCAGTACCGCCAGCAATGCAGGAAGAAATCCTGAGGTGAAAATCTTTATCATCGGCATGAAACTGGTAACCAAGGCACCAAGCGCATTACCAATCGTGGACGACACCAGCGTCATGGACTGGGCAATAGCGTTGAAGAGTGGCATGGCTGCTTGGAGAGCCGCACCCAGCAGTGCTGCCATGTTGTCAATGACGGGCATCAGCCCTCGACCCAGTGTCTGACCGAGGTTGTTGAAGTCGTTTTGCAAGCGTTCAACTGGTGTAATGGCGGCCTCTGCGGTGCCACCCAACTGTGAGTTGATGTCCTTGATGGTCAACTGCTGAGCGGCAAGAAGGCCGTTGCGCTTCTCCGTCAACTTGATTTGTTCCTGCATGGGCTTCGAGAGGTGGAATCCCATGCGAGACATGGAACTCATTGCCTTGGCAGGGTCGGCAAGCACTCGCCCCAGCGCCTTGGCACCCGTGACGACGCTTCCTCGTGAACCCATCTGTGCTGAAAGGTTGGCGGCAGCAATCAATGACTGGTTTAGGTAGTCGCCGCTCTTCTTCGTTTCAGCATTCTGCGAGTTGTACAGTTTTGTCAGGTCTTGGTTTGGAATCAGAAGATTCTGGGCCTGAATGATGCTGTTCTTCGAGATACCAGTTTGGAACGACATCTTGGTCGCCTGTTGGTCGAGCAGCGCCGAGTACTGTTCACCAGCCTTGTTGATGGCTGTCTGCGTACCGAGAACGGTTGACAAGCCGCCAACAAACGCCATACTTGCGGAGCCTTGGTTTTTCACCAAGACGGCCTGTTGCGCCTGCAAACTGGTCTGTTGCGAGGCGAGGTCTACACCCTTGCTAAGCAGTGCGTATGCACCACCGAAAGCAATGGCTGAGCCAACGATTCCACCAACGTTGCTAAACAAGTTGGTCATGCGACCAGCGACGTTAGAGGCGTGTGCCGATACAGCGTCTAGTGATTCTTGAAGGTTGGTGGGGTCACCAATAATCTGTACCCGAAGTTGGGCAGCAGATTCCATTCCACCTGACATAGACATAACGGCACGCTCCTAGACCTGAAGTCTATTTCACCTTTGACTAATAGCCGTTTTTGGCCTTCGCCATTTCCTGCTCTTGGTCATAAGCACGAAGTTTGTAGAAGGCCAACCATTCCACCAACTCAGGGGATGAGAGCGGACGGTGTGAGGGCGAACCCTCTAAGAGTTCCTCAACCGTCCGCCCCAACGTTTCCGCTAGGACAAAGAGGAATCGTCGCTCTGGGTTGGCGAGAAGTCTTTTCCCGATTCGTCCACCGCATCTTCACCCATGCCCGAAAGACGAAGGGCGACGGCAGCGATGCCTTCGATTGCGGCAGCCGACTTCGCCATGAGAGCATCACGGTCAGTAGGAAGGAATACACGCTCGCCCGATACGGGGTCGAAGGTGCAGTGAATCACCAAGTCGGGAAGAACATCCTCTAGGGCAAAGATGCCGTTGTTCTCGTTCTGAGCCTTGCCAATCATCCGAGCACGGTCTTTGGCGGTCATAGCCTTGACCAGAACCTCAACGCCCCATGCTGGAACATCGTAAAGTTCCGACTGGATGTCGTCGGCAGCAAAAATCTTTTCACTAAGGGTTGACATTATTCTCCTGTTCGTTGTGGGCAAAACCCACCTACAGGATAGCCTACTCTATGGATTAGATAAGCGAGCGAGAGACGACACCCGTGACCTGAAGTTCAGCGTCAAAGGTGACAACACCCGAAACCGTTGACTTCAGGTCGTACTTCGTCAAGATGCCCTGACCGTAGTATTTCACTGAGGCAGCGCCACCAGCAAAGGCACCTGGGTCGGTGGGGCCGTAGACGAAGGAGATGAACTGACCAGCGGTGTTCTGGTAGTTCAGAGCCGACTGCATTGCAGCGTCAAGACCAGTAAGGCCGAAGATGGTCGAAGCCGAATCGTAGTGACCAGAGAAGGTGACCGTGTAGTCCTTCAGACCGACGATGAACGACTTGACACCAGAGGCGTTGAACGAGGTCGTCTCTTCGGCAGCAATGGCAGTTGGGAAGTCCACGTCGTTGATGTATGGTGAAATGTTCCACATTGGAAGCAAGTAGCCCGTACCCGAAGTCGCACCTGCGGCGATGGTAGCGACGGAGAAGATGCTCGTGCTCGACGTGGTGGGCTGGGTCGCCGTAAGCAGCGGAACGGTCAACGAAGGCAGGGGTGAAAGGTTCTGGCTGTTGGCGGCGTTGGCGAAGAAACCGTAGTACGACGTACCCGACGAGTTGGTGTACAGAACGTTGTCTGAGGCAAGGAGCGAACCAGTCGTAACCAACGTACCAGCAGTACCCGTGAACGTCGTGGTGCTCATGGACGTGTAGGTGTTGATGGGCGTGGTTGCGTTCTCGAATCCGAGGGCGAGAAAGGCATTCTTACCGTGCTGGAAAGTTGGCATTGTTACTCCTTAGTAACGGGCGAACCCGTAATAGACCACCGCTGAGGGGCTTGTGCCGCCCAGCGTTACTGCGAGCCGTGTGTACGAATAAATCGTACCAGTCAAAATCTGAATGCTTGAACCTAGCGAGGTCAAGGCGACACCCTCAGGGCCACCAGTGGCAGGAACCCATGAACTACCCGTTTGTGAGTGCTGCAACTGCACTGAAATCGTTGGCGACGTGCCGTTCAGGGTCAAAACGCCTAAGTGCAACTGACCACCGTTCGAGGAACCCGTGCCTGAAGAGGTGAGTGAGGCAGCCGTGTAGAACGTACCTGCGCCGTTCAGCACGGTGGCAGGAAGGTACTGACCCACGCCGTTCCACACACCGCCGTCGGCGGTGGCTTCCATGTCAATGGCGACAACGCCAGCGACAGGCGACTTGATGTCGTACTTGGTTTCCACCACCTGAGCCAAGTGGCAGCGGAAGTCAGGGCCACCAGTGGCGGTAGCCGTTCCACCATCGGGGAAGATGAGGAATCCGTCGTCATTGTTGCCTTGGAAGGCGGCACCAAAGGCGTTCTCAACACCGCCAAGCGACTGCTCGAACATGCCCGACATGCTTAGGGAGCCTTCACGCAGGCCCTGAATGAACGACTTGACACCGTTGGTTTGGAACGCAGTCGTCTCCGTGGCTTCGATGCCTCGTGAGATTGATACGTCGTTGAAGTACTGGGAGAGGTCTGCACCGTAGCCAGCAGGAGCGGTGACGGCGATGGGAACCGTACCGCTGATGTCGGTTCTTGTGGTCGTACCGCTGATGGTGATGGTCTGGCTCGTGAGCGAGTTTGAGACTGCCGTGATGGTGCTCGAAGGAA